GTAACCGCAAGCCTTTCGGCTAGCAAGGCAACAGGGCAGACCATAACCGAGCAGGGCAGGGGGTGGGGCAGACCAAAAGCGGGGCGGGCTGACCCCCCTATGCTGAATTCTTTTGCACGGTAGTATATATACCCTCCAAAAAAATATTTGCTAAAGTCAAAGCTGCATTTGGCCTCTGACCTGCGGTTTTATTACTGTGATGTAACTCACATCTGTAAAACGGGAAATCGACTAAATTTCCTGCCTTATATATAGTAAGGGGCTTTAATAGGAAAGACCCTGAGCAGAAGGCGGTATGGCCTCTGACGAGGCCCCTAGGCCGAGTACTGACTTACCCCTCAGTTCGCTGTAGCTCCTTCGGGCGTTAAGCCCGATCTGCCCAGTACTTTTAGTGGGGATTAGTGTATCTAAAAGATACACGTCCAAACAAAGATTCAGAATACTAGGAACCTAGTAGTTCTAAACTTTGTTGGTAGATCTATCTACTGGTAGATAAAACCTTCCTCGCCTAGTATAAAAATAAACCGATTCCGGCCGGTCCCCAATAAATTTTAGGAGATCACGTGGCTGACAATAGTGCCGACATCGCCAAGAGAATCATCCTTGGCTGTGTAGCAGAGGGTATGACCATCGAGCAGGCTTGTGCCTCCGCTGGTAAATCCATTAAGACTTACGAGTACTACCGACGTACCGATAAGGTCTTTACAGACAAGGTTGACCGAACACGGCTAGGTCTAAAGGACAAGTCCTTTGCCTCCGGTGACGTTCACGATTTAACCTTTGCCGAGTTCCGCGAAAAGTTCCTGCACTCCCAGACATTTCCACACCAGCAAAACCTGGTAGATATGATTGAAGGCCGCGAGCCTGGTTGGCTACACCCTTCTATGAAGTATGAGCCAGGGCTAGCATCTAATAGAATTCTTTTGAACATCCCGCCCAACCACGCCAAGTCCATTACGATCACGGTGGACTATGTAACCTGGCAGGTAGTACGTAACCCCAACTTTAGAGTTTTGATTGTTTCCCAGACCCAGCAGTTAGCTGCCGACTTTCTCTACGCCATCAAGCAACGCCTGACTCATCCGATGTATGAATCACTCCAACAGGCTTACGCTGCTGGCGTAGGGTTTAATTCCAAATCTGCTTCTTGGCAAGCCACCCGCGTCACCTTTGGTTCCGAGCTACGTGAGTCTAGCGAAAAAGACCCGAACATTGAAGCCATTGGTATCGGCGGTCAAATCTACGGTAAGCGTGCAGATATGATTATCGTAGATGACGCTGTTACCTTAAAGAACGCTAACGAGTTTGAAAAGCAGATTCGCTGGTTAACCCAGGACGTACGCTCTCGTTTGAACCCTACGGGTAAACTTGTAGTTATTGGTACCAGAGTTTCAGCGATGGACCTATACCGCGAGCTACGTAACGAAGACCGCTACCCTGGTGGACTGGTCCCGTGGAAGTACTTGGCTATGCCAGCGCTTTTGACTACGCACGAAGATCCTGACAAATGGGAAACTTTGTGGCCAGCAAGTGACGCTCCATTTGATGGACAACAAGAATCTGACAAAAACGAAGACGGCCTCTACCCTAGATGGAATGGTCGCAACCTTTACAATGAACGCCAAGCTATGGATGCAAGTACCTGGGCTTTGGTCTATCAACAACAAGATATCTCAGATGATGCCATCTTTGATCCGGTATGTGTGCGAGGTTCTATAGATGGTATGCGTAAAGCAGGTCGCTTGGTTCCTGGTAACCCAGGCCATCCGCGTGATGTTAACGGCTTTTCTTTTATTTGTGGTCTTGATCCCGCTATGGTTGGTGATACAGCCGTCGTTTGTTACGCTGTTGATAGGGCTACACATAAACGCTATATCGTTGATGCTATTAAGATCACTAGGCCAACGCCTGCTGCGATACGCCAACTAATCTTTGACTGGACTTCCTTGTACCAGCCCAGTGAGTGGATAGTAGAGAAGAACGCTTTTCAATCTTTCTTAACGCAGGACGAAGGCATCCGCCAAAATCTTGCAAGCCGTGGCGTTCTATTACGCGAACACCATACTGGAACTAACAAGTGGGACTCCGGTTTCGGTGTTGCGTCTATGTCCACCTTGTTTGGTACAAAACAATTTGACGGCAAACACCACCGCGACAACCTTATTCATTTACCTTCTGACCAAACTGAAAACGTCAAGGCGCTTATCGAGCAATTGATTACCTGGTCACCTACTACTAAGGGTAAGACCGATATGGTGATGGCTCTGTGGTTCTGTGAGATCCGCGCACGCGAGATGCTTAACCAAGGTATGCACAAGACCCACCATATGAAAAACCCATTCCTTTCTCGTTACGAGAAGGGCAAGCGAACAGTTATCAACATAGATGAATTGCTCGCCGAGAAAGATCGTACATTCATCTAATAAGGAGATAATCAAATGGCAGAAAAATATTTCTTTGAAGAAAGAAATGCTAAGAAAGCAGCAAGCAAGGCAAGAACTACTGCACGTGTTGCAGCAAGAACTCGCGCAGCTAAGAAGGCAGCAGTTGGATCAGACACAAAGCCATTCAATGTTAAGTTGATGACTCCAAGAGAACTCGTTGGCGGAACAGAGCCACGTTCAAAGCAACCAAGTACAGCAAAGAAGTCAACTGAAAAAATGAAGTCAATGCCAAAGGTAAAGATTACTGGCACTGCTTCTACTACACCACGTGTTTCTGGATCAATGATTAAGTCTCAACCAAAGACTACATCAAAAAGCACAGCAATTAAAGTCACTAAGAAGATGACTGAGGCACCTAAGCGTACCCCAAAGAACGCACAAACACTTCGTCGATTTGCTAAAGGTGGTAAGAAGTAATGGCAAATCGCAGAGACGATTATATGAATCGTCGCTCTTGGCTTATTGATACAGCAGAAACACCAGCAGATCAAAAGCGACTTAAGGCAGAACTTGCCAAGTTAGATGCTCAGTTTAACCCAAACAGAGTAGCTAAAGTTTCAAAGTCTAAGCCAGTGGCTAAAAAGACAACTACAAAAGCTGTAGCAAAAAAGGCTATTAAGCCAATGATTAAGAAAGCAGGCAAGAAGTAATGCCAAATATGAAAAAGCCTGCTCCTAAGAAGCCTACAGTTTCACGAGCACCATCAAAGAGTGTCAAAACTCCAATGCCTAAGACCCAAGGTGCTAAGCCTAGAACAAGAGAACTATTGTCTAAGCCACTTACAGGACCAGCAGCAGTAGAAGCATTGCAACGTCGTGTATCACCATCGGGAGTTAAGAAGGCAGAAGCTGGCGCTAAGAAGGCTATTGACAAAAAGTATCCAGGGTTATATAAAACTCCTGCATCTAAGACAGCAACTAAACCAACACCTAAACCAAAGGCTGCAAAACCAACACCTATGGAAACTACACGTGTTGGTGGAATTTTCTCGGTACCAAAGAAGCCCAAGAAAACAATTTACTAAATAATTTAAGGACCCCACATTGTTATCAGTCAAAGAAGTTGACGCTAAGCTAGCACGCTTACGTACTCGCTCATCAGCGCGAGATCAACGTATGCGTGATGTGCTCTCGGTGCGTCAGGGAGATATCTCTAAGGTATACCCTGCAATGTTTTCAGAGGAATATCCAAAGCCTCTGGTTGCAAACTTCATTGACGTAGCAGCACGTGACTTAGCAGAAGCGATGGCACCACTGCCATCCTTCAACTGTTCAGCAACCAATATGGTTTCAGATGCAGCACGCAAGGCAGCAGATACTAGAACTCGTATTGCAAACTTTTACGTAACAAACTCTGACCTACAACTGCAGATGTACACAGCAGCAGACTGGTATAACACCTACGGTCTTGGTATCGGTATGGTTGAGATGGATTTTGAGGACAACAATCCTCGTATTCGTATGCTCAATCCATTCGGTACCTACCCAGAGTTAGATCGTTATGGTCGTATGTTATCTGTAACTCAGGTTATTGTTACCGATGCAGAAACATTAGCTGGGCAATACCCAGAGTATTACGATTTAATCCTAGGTAAGAATCAGTACGCTCTATCTTCTCCTTATATCTCAATGGTCAAGTATCACGACAAGGACCAGGACCTACTGTATTTACCAGAGCGTAAGAACTTAGTTCTATCTCGCACACCTAACATCTTAGGCAAGCCAATGGGTTCTGTCGTAATGCGTTCATCTCTTGACGGAGAAGCACGTGGACAGTTTGATGATGTTCTATCTGTACAGCTTGCTCGTGCTCGCTTTGCAGTACTACAGATCCAAGCAGCAGAAAAGTCTATCCAAGCACCTATTGCTATCCCACAAGATGTGCAAGAGTTGGCACTTGGTCCAGATTCAATTATGCGTTCTGCTAACCCACAAGGTATTCGTCGCGTTCCACTAGAACTACCACCTGGAGTCTTTACAGAATCTGGGGTGCTAGAGCGTGAACTGCGCCTTGGTGCTCGTTATCCTGAATCTCGTTCAGGTAACATTGACGCATCAGTTGTAACAGGTCGTGGTGTACAAGCACTACAGGCTGGCTTTGACACACAGATTAAGTCAGCACAAGCACAGTTTGCTCGTATGTTCCAAGAACTTATTTCAGTTTGCTTTGAAGCAGATGAGAAAGTATTTGGTGGTATTCCAAAGACCATCAAGGGTTCAGATGATGGAACACCTTACGTTCTCAAGTACATACCATCTCGTGACATCAAGGGTGAGTACGGCGTAGATGTACGCTACGGAATTATGTCTGGTATGGATCCAAACCGTGCCATTATCGCTTTACTACAAATGCGTTCAGACAAGCTCGTATCTCGTGACTATGTACGTCGTGAGATTCCAATGGACTTGAATGTTACGCAGGAGGAACAACGTGTTGATATCGAAGAAATGCGCGATTCTTTGCGCGTGGCTGTTGCTCAGTATGCTCAAGCCATTCCAGCCCTTGCAGCGCAAGGCCAAGACCCTAGTGAGATTATCACCCGCATTGCGTCTGTTATCCAAGGTCGGCAAAAGGGCCAATCGCTAGAGAGCACAATCGAAAAAGCATTTACACCAGAACCACCACCTCCAGCCCCAGAGATGCCACCTATGGCACCAGGTATGGAACAACAACTTCCAGCAGCAGGTGCGGCCCCCGCCCCAGCCTCAGCGCAACCTCCACAAGAACAAGGTGGTATGGCCCCTGCTGCTGGTCAAAGACCCGATATAGCCCAATTACTCGCTGGTATCACCGGCGCAGCTTAAGCAGAGGAGGTGTAAATATGAACAAGGGATCTCGCGCAGCAGCGCCAATGTCAAAGCCAGTCGAAGGCAAGAAGGACACATCTAAGCCAGCAGGTGGCAAGGTAGTTCCATCAATGATGCCAGCAGGCCGTCGTGGCAACGCAGTAAAAAAGGGATAATAACTTTTTAATGAGAGGTGTACTGGGCGATGAAAGATGATAAATACATTCCTCGTCCAGTACGCTTACTCGATCTTGTCGTTGTAGGTGTAGGCTTTATACATAACATTGCTTCATCTATTGAAACCTTAACAGGTGAACTAATGGAGTTAGCAATTTATCAATCAAATCATCTTACTCAAACCAATAGGGCTTGGGAAGATATGACAGCAGATTTAGAGAAATTACAGGAGGACAAATGACAACTGCACCAATGAACCCAAAAGCAGGCGTATCAGGTCCAGGCAAGTACGCAGTTCGTACTGATAAGTTAGAAATGGGTTCTACTTCATACGGCGAAGGCGTTGAGACACAGGCTATTAAGTCTGGCGCTCCGCTAGCCAAGAGTGCAGATACTCGTCCAGCATCTGCAGCACAAGTACGCCAACAGGCAGTAACATCACTTTATGCACCAACAGAACGCCCAGATGAGCCTGTAACTGCAGGCATTGACCAAGGCGCAGGTGCAGGGTCAGATGCTCTAATGGTTAATCAGCCACCTGATTACACAAACTTTAACGCAAATATTCAATCTTATACTCCAGTGCTTTCTTACGTTGCGTCTTTAGAAAACACATCTCCTGAAACACGTAGAGCTATTAGACAACTAATGGACTCACTATAGTATGGAAACACAAAAGATATGGAACCGAATTGGTGATGTAGCTTCAACTACTGCTAAAAACGCATTTAAGTTTGCAGGAGAAGTAGTAGGAGCAGGTGCTGGAGTTGCACGCTTTGCGTGGGATGTAGGTACTGCTCCTTGGAATGACCAAGCTCAGTACAATGGGTTTATCCAACCGTTCAAAACAGCTGCTGCAAAGCAGGGTGGCGATATTGTAAAGCCATTTGCATCTGCAGGTGGAGCAATTATGAAGGTGCCTGGTGTTGCACCAGCTCTTGAGCGCATTAACTATATTAACCGTGAGTACATTCGTGAGCCATTAACCACTGTTGCCTTAGTTAATGGAGATATTACATCAGGTCGTGAGCCAGTTACAGGTTTTTTTGATCCTAATGTATGGCGCAAGGCAGCAAAAGGTGCTGAAGATATTTCATTTGGTCAAGCAAGTGTTGCTTTTTATAGAAATATTTACGACCCAAAGTTTAATGTTTACGATCCAAAGCAACGCGAACAAGCATTTAAGAACAGCGCTTGGGGCAAAGCCCTGTCAGGTACTTTTGATGTAGGTATTCAGTTAATTGGAGACGTAACTCTTGCTGCTGGTAAGGGTATTAAAGTATTAAAGGCATCCGATGTTGGTGTTGGTAAACTAGCAACAGCAGATGATGTAGCAAAAGCAGCAGAAGATATTACAAAAGCACAATACGGTGAAGTAAACCGTATGACAAAGCCATTAAATGACTTTACTGCCAACGATTCTACGTATGCTCTTAGCCATCCAATGGTTAGGTCCTCATCTAATCCAGGACTTCTTGCACATCTTCTAGGTGATTCTGTAGATGTTGACGAAACAGCGCTTATTTTGCGTTCTGCTATGTCAGATCCTGCGGCAATGGACGAACTACGTCAATCTCGTCGCTATATTACAGACGCACTAGAGACTGCCCGTGGAGATTTATCATCTGTTGATGAGTGGAAACTGTTTTCTGCACCAGACGGAACTGGAATGATTCCATTTCTTAATGATAACCCAGCAGTTGTAGATGATGCTCTTGCTAACTACGCATCTCTTGCAGAAAACGACAAGTACTTTGCAAAGCTAATGGAAATCGGTGAGGGTGGAGGCGCTCTTACACGCACAACTGGTAGAGGTCTACAAGGAATAGAAGATCTTGTAGCTCAAGGTCGTGCTGCTAGGTTCTATGACAGAGTTGCTGGCAATCCTCGTGTAGAGATATTCCAACCAACACTGTTTCACCGTTTATACCAAAAGGTTTCTTGGGGTTTGAAAGAAAGACCTGCAGGTTTAATTGACTTTAACGATGCTGATTCTTACAGAGAAGTAATTGCAACAATAAATGTTATTGGTCCAGATGCTTCAAGAACAATAGTACCAAGACCAAGGCCATTACGTGGTCTTGAACTTTTTACTGAACAAGAATCTAAAGGTCTATTAGATAACTATATTGGTGCTCGCACTCCTGAAGAGCGTATGGTTGCAGCAATGACTCTTGAGAGCGCAGCATTTCGTCGATTAACAGAAAAATATGGCATTGATGAAGAACTCGCCACTAAGATTTACAATAACTATAAAGGTGCTAGAACCTCTGCCCTAAAGTCTATTCAAGACAAAGGCTTTATGGTTGATGTAGATGGGTCAATCATCAAGGTCCCACAACTAGAATCTCAGACAGCAGACTTCTTGCCTATGATGGATTTTAAGTTAATGGATAACCTTCTCAAGCGCAATAGTTCTGAACTTCGTGGTCTTGCTGGCAATGCAAATGATATCGTCCTAAATGCTGCAGACATATTACAAGATGCTTTCAAGGCAGGAGCATTGCTTCGCCTTGGATATACAATCCGTAACGGTATTGATTCTCAGCTCCGTATTGCTGCATCTGTTGGTTCTATTGCCACATTGCGCCATTTAGGTCCTGGAATTAAAAACCTTATTAACAATACTATTCCCGTTCCTGCACGACTTGTTGATACTTACCGTGCAGTAGATTCTGGTAGAAATATCAAACAGATTCAACAGGATGCTGTAAAAGTAATCAATGAACTTAAAGGACTAAGAAGCAAGATTGGTTCGGTAGAAGCAAGACTATCTTTAGATCCAGAAGATCTTGATGCAGTCGGCGAACTCAATACATTAAGACTTTTAGAAGAAGAAAAGTTGGCTGTATATAACCACTACACAGATGTTCTTAATCGTAAAGGTGTTGCTGATCCAAAGGCAAGAATTGGTAGTGGCTCATATAGAGTAACTACATCAGATGGTCAAGTCTATGATTTAGATGATGCCTTTGGTGGACCACTTGGTGATATGTTCCGCAAGATTGCATCTTCTGGTAACTCATTTGAACGATTAGTAGATAGCAACGCTCAGGCTTTTGTTAAGCGACTATCATCAAAGGGTATCGGCGTTGTTCGACCAACAGATCCTGCATACTTTGAACAGTGGGCGCAAACATTACGTCAACAATTTGGCAACTCTGCGGTAGTTGCTAAGATTGCTGCAGGCGAATCTCTTGACGATGTTGCTAAATGGCTACGCAATTCACCAGAAGGTCGTGACCTTCGTAAGCGCCTTGCAATTAGATCAGATGACTCACAAGAGTATGTTGAAAGAATCAATGGATTCCTAGACCAGTATTTACCTCTTGAATCTGGACTTCGTGGCAAGATTAAAGATGTCACTGCAGCTGATTTGCGTTCTGCTTTCAATGACCCAGAAGATCTACCACTTATTCACGGTCACGTTCTTGAAGAGACGATACTTAATAGATCTGCAGTTCGAGCAGATAAGTTAATTAACGCTGCATTTAAGTTAATTGGAACATTGCCTGAAGATGCTTGGGCAAGAAATCCTCTTTACATTGAACTCTATCGACGTGAAGCACGTCGCCGTCTTGACATTATGACAGGGCAAAAAGTCGAACGCCTTACAGCAGATGAACAAGCTGAGTTAATGGCTCAGTCTCATAAAATTGCTTTGCGTGAGATGAAGGGTATTCTTTTTAACATTGAACGTCGAAGCAACCTTGCTACAGCCTTCAAGTTTATTAGCCCATTCTTTTCTGCACAAGAAAACTCTTACAAGACTTGGCTTAAGTTAGCAGCAGCTAACCCTGCGATTGTTAACCGTGGTTACCTAGTATGGAACTCACCTAACCAAGCAGGTCTTGTTACAGACCAAGAAGGTAACCCAGTCCCAGCAGGTCAAACTACTGGTAACGATATTATATGGGTAGGACTTCCAAAGGGAGTTACAAAGATTCCTTTTGTTGGTAAAGGTTTAGAACCTTTTGTTAAGCCAGATGCAAAGCCAGGCGATGACACGGTTTACGGTGGAGGACTAGGTATCCCAAAGGGATCACTAGACATCTTGTTCCAAGGTGGATTAGATGTGCTCTATATGAAGGGCAACCCAAATGTATTTAGCGACATCTTTCCAGTAGGACCTTACGTTGCAATTCCTGTATCAGAGATTGTAAAGCGTCAGCCTTCATTGGAAGAGTCTTTCAAGTGGGCATTACCATTTGGTCCTTCTAAGGATGCACTAGGTGGACTCACTCCTGCGTGGTTCCAAAGACTACGTACTAATATATCAGGACAAGAAGATCCAGCGTTTGCTAGAAGTTATATGCTTATCTGGAATACAGAGCAACAGCGTGCAAAGCGTAATGGTAGAGATCCAGTTCCAGCATCTAAGATTCTTAAGATGACTAAGGATTACTGGAGTATGCGTACTATAGCTAACCTAGTTATGCCGTTTGCTCCACGTTTTGATACTCCTTACAAGTACTATATGGATAAGTCACGTGAGTACCGCCGTCTATATGGACTTGAAGCAGATTCAAAGTTTTTAGATGACTACCCAGAGTTCTTCTCGTTCTCTGCAAGTCTATCTTCTAACCCAACTAACGTGCAGTCTTCTGTACAAGCAGTTGAAAACATCAAGAAGTATGAAGGTTTAGTATCAGATTTAGTAAAGGTTGAACCTCGCCTTGTAGGTCTTATCACTAACAACTTTGCAGGCTATGAGTTTTCTCAATCAGCTTATGATTACCTGTACAGAAAGCGTGTGTCACCAGATTCACCAGAGAAGTTTCTTGCATCTCAATCACCAGCAGAAGCGCAAAAGCGCAATGAAGCTGAAAAGGGATGGATTCAATACAACCGACTTATGGATGTTATTGACAACGATCTTCAAGATCGCGGGTTAAGTTCAACACAGCAAAAGGGTGCAGAAGATTTAGCATTTCTTAAGACTGAAGAAATAAGAAAACTTGCTGTAAAAACTGATGCTGATGGAAACCCAGTTATCAATCCAAAGACTGGTCAAGTTGAACAAACCGCTTGGTATGATGACTACCTAGATTCAGATGGATCTAAGACAAACCGAGTAATTCTTGGTCTTGGTGCAATTCTTTCGGATAAGAAATTTATTGCAGCTAACAAAAATAACTCAACTTGGAAGTCAGTATCTGCCTACCTAGATCTACGTAAGGCTATTGCTGCAGAACTTTCAAACCGTAAGGTAAAGTCAATCAATGCTAAAGCAAATGTTGATATGAAATTCATTTATGATGGCACTGTTAATAAACTCAAGCAAGATGATAAGTTAGGGTTTGCCTACGTGTATGACCGATTCTTGTCACAAGACCTTGTGTACGATAAGTATTTAACACCAAAGGAGAATAAGTAATGCCTTTATCAGAAACGATGAAAGAGTATTATAGAAAGCAAGGCCTAACTGAAGCCCAAATTGCTGCTATTGAAGCAAATCTCCCTGGTGCAGATGACGATGGAGCAGATAAGCCAACAAAGGTAAAGACAACTGCAACTAGATACCCTTCTATTTCTAGCCCTACTCAAGCAACGTCACTTATCAACAAGGTATTCCAAGATGTATTAAAGCGTCCTGCTACTGCTGCTGAAATGAAAAAGTGGAAGCCACTTCTCAAAGATGCACAAGAGAAGAACGCATCTAGTCAGTCCTATAAGGTCAAAGGCACTATTGGCACTCAGGCAACTCTAGGTGGATTAGATTCTGACACTTGGTTATTACTTCAACTTCAACAAGATCCAGAGTACAAAGCAGAACTTGATAAGGTTAAGTTTACTGATCCTTACCTATTTACTCGTCAATCAGAAAAGAAGTTATATGAAGATGCAATCGCTGCTGCTGGCAACGATGTTACTAAGTTAGCAGAAGTAGAAGCAACTACAACTTACGGACGAGGACTTAAAGATCTCAAGGATGCTATTGAAACAGCACGCCTTGCAGCTGGTGCAGAACTTACAGATGCTGAAGTTACTGCCCTAGCACAAGAAGCATATGACAAGGGCCTTGATAGAGAGCGTAATTCTTTTAACGCTTTCCTTGATAGCAAGTTTAAGTTTAGCGCTGAGGGTGCCAAGG